CGTCGGTTACGTATCCGACGCTGCGTATGTTTAACTCGAAAGCAGAAGTAGAGGCAGGCGGCAAAGAAATCCAAGAAGACGTAATGTATGGCAAGAACAGCGGTACTTGGTTCGACGGGTATGACACTGTCGGTACCGATGCTGTTGATGGTATCACTGCGGCTTTCTTCCCGTGGCGTTACTATGCCGTACCCATTACGATTTCTATGACTGAAGAAGATGAGAATCGTAAGAGCGACAGTGCTATGCGATTGCTCGAAGCTAAAACCAAGCAGTCTATGATGTCTGCTCGGGATGCCATCAATGCGGCGCTCTACAGTGCGCAGTCTGGCAAGTCGATTCTGGGTCTCCAGGATCTTGTTGCTGATACTGCCACTTCGGGTACTGTCGGTGGTATTAATCGTGCGACCAATACCTGGTGGCGTAATAAGGCCAATACTTCTTCTACTGATGTAGATTCGAAGTCTGGTGACTTTTACGCTGGCCTCACGGGTATGTCGTCGCTCTGGAATGATTGTTCGGAAGGTAATGAAACGCCTACGGATATCTTCACCACGCTAACCATTTTTGGCGACCTCCAGGAGATTTTTGAGTCGACCGGTTATGCGCGGCTAGAAGCCGGTACTCGCGGTGCAGCTGATGCGGGTATGCCGAATTTCCGTGGCGCTACTGTCCGTTACGATCGTGACTGCGCTTCGCAGCATCTGTATATGCTGAATGACAATTACATCAAGATGAAGATCCAGGCGAACAAGAACTTCGCTAAGACTCCTTTTAAGGAGCCGGTGAATCAGTTCGCTAAGGTCGCGTTTGTTGTACTTGGCTGTCAGCTCGTTATTAATAACCCCCGTCGTTTGGGTGTTGCTACTACGTTTACTTAGTAGATAATCCTGCCTCCAAGCCAATGGAGGTTTAGCCCTGCTCATAGGGAAAGGAAGAATTAAGATGGCTGTTAATTTTAGAGCGCATAATTTCAGCAATAACCGCGTAGGCGGTGAAGGCATTGGAAGTAAAGCCGGCCAGGGGATTTATGATGAATCCTCTACCGCCAAGTATCCTATTGGCGAAAAGTTGGAGCTCGCGGATGGTCGTGTGTTCCGGTACGGTTATACTGCCGCTGCCATTAACCGCGGCTTGTTGGTTTCTCAGGATGTTTCGGCTACAAGTGTAGTAGAAACTGATGGCGGTATAGTAGCTTCGGCTGGCGATTACTCGTTGTCTGCAGGATCGTCTATGGTCGAAATTACTCTAGGTGCCGGTACTGAGAACCAGTATGCAGGTGGTTATTTTCAAATTACTGATGATAATGGTGAAGGTCATCAGTATAGAATTAAAAGCAATACTGCTCGTGGAGATACTTCAAGTGGTAATATAGGACTTACTCTATATGATCCTCTTCAGGTAACTCTAGATGCTTCTGATACTGATTTCGCTATCGTAGGCAGTCCTTGGTACAATGTTGTAGGCGCAACGGCTACTGATTATATCATCGCTGGCGTTACTCCTATTACTTTCCAGGCTAATTACTACGGGTGGTTTCAGACTGCTGGTATCGCGTTGATATTGTCCGATACGGCTATCGCTGTTGGTGATAACCTTACTCTTTCGGATGGTGTTGCTGGTGCGGTGCAGTTGAAAGATGCGGAAACTGAGCCTCTTGTCGGATTTGCTTGCTATGCTCCTGATGATACGGGTCATGTAGGCGTTGTCTTGCAAGGGTTGATTGCGTAGTATTAGGGTGGGGGCATCGAGGCGGTGCCCCTGCCTTATTTAAATGGGAGAATTGCTATGCCAAAAGTTGGCGGAAAGCATTTTTCATACTCAGCGGCTGGGCGTAAGGCTGCAAAGCAGTATGCAGCCAAAACCAAGAAGAAAGTAACTAACGCCAAGCCTAAGCGGAAAGTGAGAAGTAAGTAATGTCTGAAAGTACGACGCTAAGGAGCGATTTGGCCAAGCTTAATGAGGATAAGCCTGTGGAAGATGTTCGACGGGCTCCGGCTAAGCCTTTGTCTGCGGGCGAAGAATTGGTAAAGGTTATCCTTAACGCCGATGAATCTACTAAGGCTCTTATTAACCGGGCTTTGGGGAATCCTCCGGTAAGGAAGAAGAAGTCGGGAGACGTCAACCAGCAAGCTCGTGAGTACATGCGTTCAAACGGAGAAGCCGTTAGGGATTCAGAAATCACTACATTACGAATACGTAATATATCTCAACTAGACGAAACTGCAGAAGACGCGTATGTATCTCAAGAATACGAAGGCTTTGTTCCTTTTCCGCCTGAAGGCGTGATAGAAAAAGGTCCAGAGGCTGTGACTATTTGGGTAGAAAACTGGCGTATGGGTAATCATATTAGTACTGGGTCTATGGATTTTGACAGCGAATTACAAGACGCGGAGGCGCTTGCTCGTATAGCGCATATGTAATATGACTCTTTCCGAGTTAATGACTATATCGTTGCGGAGGTGCGGATTGACCGCATCTTCGTCAACGTTTACTAATAACGCGTATAAATACGTCGATATCGTATCGGCGATGCTGATGGGAGAGTCTCCTAATTGGTATTTTAGGCGTAAAAAAGGTACTATTACGACTGCTGATACAGATCAAGATTACGATCTAGCAAGCGATTTCGAGACTCCTATTTTAGCTAAGAATTATACGAATAATAGCAAAGTAAACTTTAGACCTCTGGATTGGCTGGAAGACTCTGATCCTGATTATAGCGAAACTGGTACGGTTACAGATTTAATAATTTCGGGGATGAATACTAGTACAGGGGTGGTTACTGTACTTGCATATCCTGTGCCTGACGGTGTACAGACGATTAATTATTGGTATAATCAGGCATTTCCTGAAATGAGCACGAGCTACGATAGTACTGATTTGCAAAAATATTGTCCGAGATGGTTTCAGAATTGCCTATTGTTCGGCCTAAGTTCGATGTTTTATTCTGAAAAGGGCGATCTTGATGGCGCTGGGACTGAGTTTGAATTGATGCAACGAAACTTGAGAATTGGATACGGAATACAGACTCAAATTAATGGGGATAGTGTCACTAAGATAGGCAAAAAGGGATACTTGAATCAATCCGCAGTTGATCAGTTTGTGTTTGACGTTAGGGAAGGATCATTGACCTAATGGCTATTAATGCGGAATCAATTACATTTGGACCCTGGACGACTGTAGATTATAGCGTGCCAGCAGTTGACTTGGCTCCTGATGTACTTGCAGAAATGAAGAATGTGGAGCTAGATGATGCGGGGAGCATAAAGACCCGCAAAGGGTATACTAAATATATATCCTCAGCATTATCTAGCACACCTTCTATAACCGGATGTGGAAAACAAAGATTTAGTACGTCGTCCTCTGCGGTATTTGTATTTGCGGGCGATAAATTCTACGAAGACGCTAGTGGTACTTGGACAGATCGTACTGGCAGTCAAACTATAACGGCAGCAAATGATAATACTTTTATATCGGCAAATGCAGCGGGGACGTTGATTGCAACTAATGGGGTGGATACTGTTAAGAAATGGACTGCTGCTGGAGGTAATCTTGCAGCGTTGGGGATGGGCAGTAGTAGTGTAACTAGGGCTTCTGCTGTGGCGTGGTGGGATAACAGAGCTTGGCTAATAAATACAAATCAAGGTGAACGTAGAGCGCACTATTCGTCGAATACTGACATAGAAGCGTATGGTGCGAATGATTACTTTCAAACTGACGGCGCTATTACCGGAGCTGGCCCTGTAAAGAGTTTCTTCGCATTACACAATGACGATGCGATTTATGGTTTGTTTCCGACCGGGAATGCTGATACTCCATACTCGATTCAACGTAGGGCAGACCGTGGAACTGTTGCCCGGCGTTCGGTAGTGATGGATGAATACGGTAACCAGGTGTTTGTGAGGCGTGATGGGATATACATTTGGGATGGTTCAAATCCGCCGATTAAGATTTCGGGGAATTTTGACGGCAGTGAATTTTGGGATAATGTAATTCAAGATAGATTGCAGCATAGTTTTGCAGTAGAAAATAGAGCGAAGAACCAGGTTATATTTGCATTGCCGTACGGTACCGGTCAAGTGTTGATGAATAAGTATATCGTATGGAATTATAAAAGACAACAATGGGTTGGAGTATTTGAAGATTTTACACGAATTTGTTCCTCGTATTTCAACGATTCGCCTCATTTTGGCGGGTCTGGAGACGGTTTGTTGTACGTGCATGATTCTGGGACTAATGACAATACTACTGCTATTAAGAGTTTTGTGTCATTGGCTGCAACGCCTCCGATCTCGCTTGCCGAGGTGGTGAGGTGGTTGTATGCACGTCATGAGTTCGAAGCCGCTGAAACTGATTATGAAATAAATGTACAGCAACGTGGGCCTTCTATTGTGTCGCGTACGGATGGTATAGGCGTAGGTGACCCGAGTGATGCACTTGAAACTGCGTTTATAGTTGGGGCGTCATCTATTCGAGGGTCGACTACTGCGTATGTGCTAGATACTGATATGTGGGGATATGATCCTGTTACGCAATTAAAATATACCGCAAATAATAAAGACGAACCTATGGCTTTACGTAGAGCATTAGTAATGTTTAAGCCTGTAGGTAAGCGGACTAAGCGTCAATTAGGAGTTGAGTAATGGCTAAAAATCCATTTAAGACTACTGTCGGAGCTAATGATCCGATTTTCCAGAAAGCCGCATTACAGGCGCGCTTTGGAAAAAAGTTTGGGCAAGATCAAGTTAGGAATGTTGTAGGAGGTTTGGGAGGAGATTTCGCTCAAGGGGGGTTTGAATTTGCAGACTTAATGGCTCCTTCTGCTCCTAATATTGCGGGCTTGAATCCGCAAGAAGTTGCAAAACGCTTTGCAGGGCAGATGCAGGGCTCTAGGAGAATGTTGCCTGGGCAGGAATTAGATTGGTCTAAACTTTCTGCTGACATAGATTTGTCGGATTTGTTGGGCGCTAATCCTGATAATAATCCGCTGTATTCGCGTAATGTTAATTTGCAGAATCTTCTAAGTGCTGGAACAGATTTTTCAAAGGCTGTACAGAGCCAGTTGACCCCGATGATGGGCGCGAGATTGGGAGGGTCAAATCTTAGCGAAGGTGCGACGGCTCAAGCATTTATTGATGCTATAAAACGTGACCCGAATGCAGGTGATCCTACTGCGTCATTTGCGGATCTTGAAGGAGCTCCTACATTATCGTTTAGTGAGTTGCAAGCACACTCTGCTGCTGACCCATTTTCGCGTAATGTATTAGAGCGGATTCGTAATTTTACTAATACTTACGATCCTTCTGCTCCTGATAAACCTATGGGCCAGGAACAGGCAACTTTTGATGCCGCTGTAGCATCAGGAATAGCAGCTGATGAAGAAGCTGCGGCTGCAGGTGGGACTCCTTACGACGATAGTGCGTTACGTGCTCAACTATCCGAGCAACAAGATTTAATTAGAAGTCTTTCTGACAGGTTAAATCAACCTACTCCAGCTGCTACTCAGTTTGACGATACTGGACTTAGGCAAGGACAGGGCCAAACTCAAGCAATGTTGCAGCAGTTGCTTGGGCGTGAAGCATTAGGTTCAGGGCAACTTCAAGAACTTTTAACCCAGTCGCAAGAAGGCAGGGTTACCGAAGATGCAATAAGTCAGATAATCCAGAATCAGTTAATGCAGGCAGACATTCAAGGCCAAGTAGGCCAGGCAGTGCAGTCTGAGTTTGGCGATGTATTTACTGAGGCTATGATTAATAGACAGTCTGCAGAGCAGCAACGGTTTAATACGTTGATGGAGTCTTTGGGTCAGCGTCAGCAGCAAGAAGAACGCATGGCCAGAGAACAGTGGGCTAGGCAAGATGCAGTTAGAGAGCAGCAGGAAGCCGCAGTAGGAGAAACTTTACGTGGCGCAGAACTGGCAGGGCGGCAAGCATATGGAAATGTACGTGGACTGCCTATAATTACACCTGAGTTTGGTGCGACAGATGCATTGCGTAATCAATTGCAAACTTCTATTATGGATAGAATGCGAGGCACTCCATTAGATGCAATTGAAGCGGAACGTACAGCACAGTTAGAGGAAGATGCGTCGCAGTCAAGAGATGCGCTTACTGAAAAACTTAGTAGATTAGGATTGTTGCGTGCAGGTGGAGATACTGCTGACGTATTAGGAGAATTTGAAGGCCAGGTTTTACGCGGTAGACAGGGAATTGCTGCTGACATGCAGCAAATGCAGCAAGATTTAATTACGTCAGGAATTCAAGAAGGTAGAACACTTCGAGGTGCTGAGGTAGATGCAGAATTAAAACGTGCTGCATCGTTGTCTGATCAACTGTCTGCATCAAGAAATTTAGATTTGCAACGTCATATGTTGCAACAAGATGTTGCAGATAGAACTTTGGCTCGAGGATTAACTCGCTTAGGCCCGACAGAACGTGAGCGTTTTGAGAATCAAATGCGGGCACAGCAGCAACAAGAATACCTTGCTCGTAGTGCTCAGGATACACAAAGAGAATCAGCAGAAGCTGCGGTTTCGTTAGATGAGCGTAGGATTGCACTTAGTGAGCAAGAAGCTCAAGATAGAGTTATGCAATCCATTAAAGATCGGGGATTGCGCAAATTAGAACTGGATGCGCAAAAATCTCAATTTAATCGTCAATTGCTGCATGAGCAGACTCAAGCGGAACTCCAAAGAGGATTCGCATCTACTGAGTCTGGCTTGGACCGTACATTTAGGGGCGATGAATCTGCTGCTGAGCGTACATTTAGGTCTGATGAAGCTAAACGTCAACGTATGTTTGACATAGACTTAAGGTCTGCTGAATTAGACGTTCAATCATCTGAAGCAGCGCTTGACCGTGAATTGCAGCAAACTTTGCAGACAGGGCAGAATACGTTTGCAATGGAGCTTGAAACTACCCGGCAAGATTTTCAAGCTACTGAAAGCGGCTTTGCACGTGACCAGCAATTAGCGATGATGCGGAATGAAAATGAGCAACGATTAGCCGAAAGGAATCTACAGGAAAGTGAAGCTAATTTAAATAGATTGCAACAGACTGCTGAACGTGTATCTGCACAAAACTTTGAGCGTGGAATTATATCGCAGGAACACGCACAAAGGCAGTCAGATAGACAGCTGCAGTTAGATTTGTCTAAGAATCAAATTGATGCCCAGTCTAATTTGCAAAAGCTTCAGCGTCAACACGAGAAAGATCAAGCTCGGGAACAAGGTATTATTACAAGAGAGCAGGCTAATCTAAATAGATTGCATGATGAGAATTTAGCTCAAGCTGCTCGTGGATTTCAATCAGAACAAGCCACTGCGGATAGACAACAGCAGTTAGTAGTTCAAGAACGTGATCTACTTGCGCGTGCTGCAGAATCTGACAATCTTCGTACATTTCAGCGAGATATGGCTGAAGATGAGCAGAATTTTGCACGAGAACAGAATAGGTTTGTGTCGCAACAGTCTCAGTTGGATCGAGATTCTGCATCGAATGAGTCAGCATTGCAGCGCAATTTTATATCTGGGCAGAATTATAGAGACAGACAGAATCAGATATTTTTGCAGCGAGAACAGATTGATGCGCAAGAAGCGCAGAAACAAAATGATTATAATTTTCAGCGTGAGCAAAATACTTTTATTTCGCAGCAAGCAGATCTAGATCGCCAGTTGCAGGAAAACGAATCTGCCTTGCAGCGGAATTTTATTAGCGGGCAGAATTACCGGGACCGCCAAAATCAAATCTTTTTGCAGCGCGACCAAAATGAATTTAATTATGATCAAGCGCAGAATGATTATAATTTCCAGCGCGAAAATAATAGATGGAAAGAGCAGCAAGCAGATAAAGATAGATTTCAGCAACAGCAGCAATTTGAGCGTACACAGGATTTTACAGAAGATCAGGCATTTGTGCAACAGTTACAGTTTGGTAGACAGCAAGATTTTGCAGAACAAGAAGCTCGAGAAGCAAGGGCTTTTGCACAGCAGCAACAGCAATTTGCCGAAGACCAGGCATTTATTTCTCAGCAGCAATTTGGAAGACAGCAAACTTTTGCTGAAACTGAAGCTCAGCGTGCCAGAGAATTTGCAAGCCGTCAAGAAGATTTTGAACGAGATCGTTGGGAAGAGTCGCGACTTCAGTTTGGCCGGACACAAACTTTTGCCGAGCAGGAAGCGCAACGAGCACGAGATTTTGCAGAGCGTCAGTTCCAAACGCAGCAAGGTCAGTTTACGCGGCAGCAAGATTTTGCAGAAGGGCGTGCTGGGCAAGAGGATCTGTATCGTGCGATTGGTACACTGTTAGCGGCTCAAGAAAGTGGTATGGACTTAGGGATTGGAGCGGGAAGCGGCGCACCTGGCGGATTGGCTGCATTACTCCGCGCTGAGTTAGGAGGTGCCCTGGGTAAAGATTTGACCTATCTGGGGCGTCTTTGACGATTCCACCGCTTTAAGAGATACTTTAGTAACTGACGATAGTGGTGTTACTAAAGATAGAGATGGACGTGAGTGGCATCAAATAACTAATGCAGATGGTCAATTGGTATGGGCGCCTAAAAATTTTCGCGGTGGCCGCGGGCGCAGTTAACGAAAGGAATTTAAAATGGCAGCTGAAGCAGTAGCAGCAGAAGGCGGTTGGGAATTAGCGAAAAGAGCGTTGCCTTATGTGCTTACAACATTGCAACTTGGGGGATCGCTTGGCGCAAGTCATTTCGGAGGAAAACAGGCTCGTCGCCAAGAGGAAGAAAATAAACGCGCGGAAGCTCGCGCTGCTATGATCTCTGCGCTTACTGGACAGCGTACGATTGCTCAGCCTCAAATAATGCAATCTCAAGGAGCAAATGCGTTTAGCACTATGGCAAACATAGGATCGCTTGGAATGAATCTTTTGCCGTATATGCCACGTAGAGTTACTAATCCTGAAGTTACATCAGCTACGCGCGGTTTAGGTCAGGGCCAAACACAAAATAATCCTATCCCTATGCCTAATACTGATGTCGTAGCAGATAGATACATATCGCCGCCATTAATTGCTCGACCTGATCGGGTTATGGGAATTTCTAATCCTATTCCGCAATATCTTTCAGGTATTGGGTATTCTGACCCTAATAGTCCATACGGATAAGCATAATAACTTAGGCAACCGAATTTAAGGAATTGTTATGACGCAAGCATATCCATACGCTGGAATGGCCCAAAGAAATATAAGATCCCAATTAACTCCGAGGCCATTACAAATTGGAGGAATTCCTGACCCTATTCAGGGGATAGTACCGCAGCCTACTGGCAGTGTTACAGATGGTTACGGTATATCATCTTACACTCCTTCTAATATGGGCCGAAATTTAGCTTTTGCTGGCGCAGGATTGCAGACTCTTGGGGCATTGGGGGAAACTCTATATGGAGGACGTCAGCAACGTCGCCAAGCAGAAGAGAATCGTCGCGCCATAGGCACAGCTAATCTAATATCTATTCTGTCTGGCGGCTCTGTATCGCCTAATCCTGATGTAATGCAGTCAAGCGGCGCAAATACTGCTAGACTTTTGTCGAATGTTGGGTCTGGATTAACCTCTTTAGGTCAGCAACTGCAAGATTTTAGAGAGTCTGAAATAAAACTAAAACTTGCCGAAGAAACCGCGATCATACAAGCAAAGGCAGCTCAACGAGCTGAGGATCAGCATAAAGAACAGATGCGTGCGTTTAAAGTTGCGGATGCGCGTGAAATAGGCGAACTAGCGGCTCAAAGAGAGCTCCAAGCAATTAAACTTGGAGTTGATATGTCTGATCCTGAGATTAGAGCCGAATGGGATGCACATAAAGAATTTGAAACTCCGCATTATAGAAGTGTAAGGCAAGCAGTTACTGCAGACTTAATGACTCCGCTAATACTACAAGGTATTGCAAAGGTGGAGTCAGGCGCTGAAGTTGATCCATATAAAGCTAAGGGAAAAATAATTGGCGCTGGCGATTACGAAGGAGATCGCGCATACGGTAAATATCAAGTTATGGGCGCAAATATAAATCCTTGGTTACGTGAGGTAGGTTTATTGACTGGTGACCAAGAGATTACTCCTGAAATGTTTATGAATGACCCAGGCTTGCAAGAAGCGTTAGTACGTAATAAATTTGCAGAGCATGTACGTCATGGGATTGAAAATGATAAAAGCCCAGAAGATATAATTAAAAGTGCTGCATCTGTGTGGTTTTCTGGCGGGTATGATAATTATAAAGATTCTGAAAAAGCTGAAATAAGTGATGGTAATAACACTGTAGCCAATTATGTAGATATGGTGTATGATGCAGTAGATGATAATCTACGTGCTATTGGACCTTCCCAAGAGTATAATGAAGATTGGGCAGAGCTTGAGTTAGAAAAGAAGAGAATGTTAGAAATGACCTCAACAGAAAATGTTAAAGAGATGATGAGAGAAAACAATGTATCTCTAGCATTTCAAGATTACTTTGAGAACGGGATGCGTTCAAAAATTGCTACTACGGTCAAAGAGTACGAGAATGATCAATTTCAAATATTGAAAGCGTTTCAAACTCAACGGCTGAATGAAGAACAGTTAGCAGAAAGGGTCAAGGCGAGGCTTGAAGCTGAATCTTTAGCCCGCCAGCGGGAAGCGAGATTAGCCGCAGAAGATTATGCAGCGATGGAAAAGGCTACATCTGATCGTACTTTAGATTTATATAATCAATATATTAAGTTGCCTGCAGTTAAATCTTATAATATTTATACTTCGCAATATAGTAAATTAATGGCGACAATTAAGGATTTTCGTGACTATATGGATGCGCATAATTTAAAATCCTTAACTCATGCGCAAATAAAAGACGCTTTTCCTAAGGTAGGTGCGCATCATATTGCAATAGTAAATAATTTTCAACGTTTAATTGATGAAGCTACTGTACGTGAAGGTGATATAACAGTATGGCAAGGAAAAAGCGCTGGAAAAGCTGAGCAATTTATGTTGTCGGTGCGAAATATATTTGGCGGGACCATGTTTACTACTGAGACAATTGAAAATATGGCGAAACTTGCAGAGGCTATGGATAAGGGTTTACGCTCGAGATTAGCTAGAGGGGCTATTGGATATGCCGAAGGAGCTGCAAAAAGTGCGTATCCAGATGACCCAAAGCGGATGGAGCAGATAATTGCACGCCGCGAGATTTTTGCTCGTACTGTGGCTGCTAGTGCTTTGGATTATATTAGTGAAGGTGCTCCTATTACTATAGCAGATATTCAGGAAGTACCTGAATGGGCTAAAGATTTAGTTGGGGGGTCTTGGGACCGTACAGAAAAAGAAACTAAAGAAATTGAAAAGAAGTTTCAAGCGTTAGTACCACATTATGATGCAGTGCAATTTGGAGCTAGTGTAGATGCGCTGCGGGAAGAGATTGGATTTCCTCAAGAGCCCCTTCAAGGAGTTGATTTGCTAAAACGTCCTCCTGAAGAATTACTTGAACTTGCTCCAGCTCTTGATATAGACAGTATTCCTGCAACTACGCAAGAAGAACGTAGGATGAAGACTTTAATGGAAAAACGAAAAAATAAAATTGCTTTAACTCCTGTAGAAGAAGCGGAATTTTGGGAGTTGCATAGAACACTAGCAACCCAATCATTACATCGTACATTTAGGGGAACTTCTAGGCCTTACGCTACAATGACTGGAACACAATACAATTTGGGCGAGCGTCAAAGACCTTCAAGCGCATCTGCACTTGTAGTTCAGGGGAATCAATAAAATGCCTATACCAGCATCTGAAATTAGTTCATTATCAGTTCCTCAACTGAGAACTAAATATGGCGACGTAGAGATTCAAAATACTCTGAATCTTATTGAACAGATAGGGATAGATTCATACAGGAATAAGTATGGGTCTAGTACTGATACCCGAAGTATGGGAGATCGAGATGCTACTATCCCATACGATCCTGCGTCGGGCCTATTCTCCCTCAATAACTTATCAGCGTTAGTACGTAATTTGCCTGGGAATGCTGTAGATACTTATGGCGCAATGGCGAATATGGTGACGGATCCAGGGGAAACACTAAACGCACTTTTTAGCAAAGAAGGCGCGTCTGCTATTTGGGAAGATTTGAAACATCAGGTTACAAATCCCAGTGAGACATTAGTAGAGCGCCCATTTGAGACTTTGCTTAATCTTGCGCCAGTCGTAGGACCAGCTGCGGGGCGTGTTGCAAAAGCTTCATCGGTTGGCAGCAGTTTAGCAAAATTAGAAAAAATCGCCCCTAAGACGTATAAAGCCTTAAGACACACCGGAGAGTTTGCAGTAGATCCTCTTGGAAAGTCTACTAAAGCTACATTTGAAGGCACAAAAGGATTATTGAAAGCCTTAGAAATTGGCGGATTTAGAATTCCGGCTACTATTGCATCTGGAATGAAATTAGCTAAGATCGGCGAGGTTACCGAAACTACTCGTGGATTTACAGATCAGCAAAAAGTAGCGGCTACTCCTATGGGGAGGCTTACGGGAAAAGGTGTAGGCGAGACTAGATACCAAACATTTATGAAGGTGCTTAAAGGCGTGAAGGATGAGGAAATAGTTTTAACTGAGATGATGGATTTACTTGATCAAGAAGGCCGGCAAAGACTCGACACTTTCACAAATGAATTTCCTCAAATTCTAGACGAAACTGCGCCTGTAACTACTGATCCTACTACTGGCGCTCCTTTATCTATTGCAGATCAAGGCGGTACTAAACTTGATATTAATGATTTAATAGAATCATTTAAAACACGATTAGCGTCGCATAATGTGCATATTAAAGATGGGGCTACAAGAATAGGTGCAAAAGTAGATACTAATCCTGTATATGTGAATGATCGCGGCACGAATGTGCCGATAATAGGAGAATCTACGAGTCGAGAAATCCCTATAATGGTGCGTCAACTAGGAACGTTGTCAGATGATGTATTAGCGCGTAGCGAATTTCGCGGAATTCCTAGCAGCGAAATTCACCATATTGATTCTGCCATTATCAGTATAAATGACTATCTAAAAACTGGTAATGTATTATCGCCTCGGGAATTGTTTACATTACATAATAATATTAGAAATGTTATTGAATATCCTAAGAAGGGCGCTTCTGTTATTGATGCTGCATTAATGGATTTTTCTTCTGAAATCCGTAAAAAACTAAGTGGCTTACCTGGGAAAACAGCAGTTTCAAATAAATCGTTTGATGATTTAATGAAAGAAGTAGAGAAATCACTTGTCTGGGAAAACAGTGTACGTAAGGCTTGGGGGTTGTATAGGGATGGATCAGAGAATGCTGGCGCTGTATTACGTAAGATAGCTGCAGGAGGTAGCGAAGCGGCTAAGTATCGCAAAGAATTACTAGCCCGCGGAGAAGCACGGGGAATGAACTTAGGCGCAGCGTTAGAAGCAATGGAGTTTAGAGGTTGGGAACCTAAAGGTCTTGTAGGTAGGCAGATGGCTATAGGTATTTTAGGCGCTGGGGCTGCGTTTGGCGCAGTTTCCTGGTGGCCTTTAATGGGTATTCCATTTGCTGCGCCTAGAATAGTTGGCAATTTTGCGGCTAAGATAGGAGTTTCTAAACGGGCTGCAGATTATTTAACTGAGATAGTGAAAGAGATGCACAATAATTATCCAACAGCAGTTGCAATGGGAAAACAAGGATATACGATAGGAGGCATCCTTGCGAATCACGCTGATTTTGCTCGCGAAGCGCGTCAACGAGATAAAGCCGGAGAAGAATAATGGGAACAATAACTAGATCACATACTTTTGTTGCTGGCGAGAAGCCTACGGATGATCAGTGGAACGTAGACATTGATCAGACGTTTACGCTTATTAACGGTAATTTAGATGAGTCAAATGTAGATTATTCGT